TATCACCACCAGCACTAGCATCATTAGATTTAAACTCTAATCTACCTATAGATTCTCCTATAGCTACACTTGTATCTGAAGATGTTAATCTTATAATCCCGCCTGTTGTAGTTGATACTTCTAAATCTGTATCAGGATCATTAGTTCCTATACCTATATTCTCTGTTGCACTGTCTACATAAAACAAATTTGCTGCTCCTCCATTAACTCCAATTCTAAAATCACTAGTATTATATAATAGAAGTTCGGTGAGATTTGATGCTGGTATAAACTGCATTCTTGCATCATTACCTGTACCAAAGTCTATTCTATTACTATCTTTAATTACTTGAGTAGCTTCATAGGAATGAGTACCTGTGATAGTTTGTGCAATAGTTCTTCTTACAAAATCACCAGAGTTAATACCATCAAGAGTATCAGCATCTAATCCTGAACCTGCTCCGTCGTTATCTGAGGTCCATACTGTTGCAGAGCCGAATTTTAGCCCGTCTGATTGTGCTGAACCTCCTGTTCCTGTTGGAGTTGTAGATTGCCAAGCAGGGTTAGTTTCGTATGTTATTGTTACGCCTTCTGTATTTTCTCCTAATAGGTGTACTTTAAAATCATTAAATGTTGATCCTTTTTTCATCCACAGCTGTATATCTGTTGAATCTGTATATACTATCTTGAAAGAATCGTCTAACAATATGCTGTTTGAAAAACCGCCTGCGAGATAATCAATAAAAACTTGTGTATCGCCGGCAGCTGAGGAGGCGCCTCTTCTTATTTTTAGATGTATAATTGCATTACCTGCGTAAGTTGCTTCTTCGTTTGTTATACTATAGATAAAACTAGCACCGGCAAAGTTGCTTGTTATATTATAGGTAGCTAGTTTAGCCCAGGTGTTGGCACCGTCTTCTGTTCCGGTACCTCCGGTAGCGGTTTCTACTAATGTACTAATGTCGTTCCAAAGTTCAAGTCCTGTTCTAAACTTTACTGTTCCGCTGTCACTTACTAGGTACTTATCCGTATCAGTAGTAGCATTAGCTATAGTACCAATGTCTAGGCTACTATTATTAATTGCTACAGTTGTATTAGCATTATCAATTTCTATATGTGCATCAAAACTAAATGATGTAGAATCTCCTATCTTTATAAGCATATCACCTCCAGACTTGTCATATACAAAGAAAGGCTCTCCGGTAAAACCTTCATCTCTAAGACTAAATGTTTCTGCAGTATTATCAGTCTTTAAGGTAAATGATTCTGTTGAAGAGTCTAAAGAAAGTTGGCTGGTTGTAGTACCGTCTACTGTCAGCTGAGGGTTTGTTGCATTGTCGTTGTAAGTTAAAGCAGGAGAATATTCAAAATTAGTTGTACCATTCATAAATGGTATTTGGTTGTCAGTTCCTAATGTTAAGGTTTGTGTTGAATAAGTAGATGAATCTATTGTCAACTCTCCTCCTGTTTGTTTTACAAACCCATTACCTAATTGCGGGAACTTAATTACTCCTTCAGAAGGAGATACTGTAATGTAGTCTAGGGTAGTACTTCCTATATTTACTTCTAAATCTGATTCTACCTGTATTTCTGTTGTACCAAATACTCTTACGGTTCCTGTTGTGTTTGCAGTAATTATTGAGTTGTCAAGGAATCCTGGGTTTATTGTGAGGGTTGTTCCGTTGTAGGTTAGTGCAGTAGTTCCTTCAATAGTATCTACATCAGTAAATATTGCTAATTGATTATTAGCAGGAGTACCAGATGTATCCACATACCCTGATAGGTCAGTACTTGTTAGGTATGTACTTGAATCTAACGAACCATCTCCTTTTACAAAGTCGGTAGATACACCTCCGTCTGTTATAAATGCATTTGCAGATACGTTGTTATTTACAACTAATGAATTAAGAGCAGCGTCTGAGCCGCTAATTATGACTTTTTTCCAATTTGGCATATGTTACTTTATTACGGTTGGTTACAGGTTTGCCTGCCCACTTCCCTTACGGGCCAATAATCTATATATAAATATGGAAAAAGAATTAAAAGCTTATTTAGCTTTAGTCCTCTTTTTAGATTTTTGTGTTTCTTTCTCCGGGATAGGTTGAATTTCTTTAGCTTTAATTTCGTTATCTAATTTTATTTGCAGTGAAGCAATAAACATAGCATCTATTCCAGTGATTGGAATGTGGTCGGTAGATTTTCTTAAAGCTCTAAGCTCTCTTACAGATAATTCATTCATAAACTTTTATTTTTTAAGATTTTTTAACTTTCTATAATATAATATAAGTTGTTGAAACTTAAGTATAGAACTATATGCTAATTCTATCTCAGTAACTTGTATCTTAGACTCTGCTAATGTTCTTAGGAGGTAGTTTAACTCTTCTTCTGCAAATTCCGGTAATCCCTGAAGTGCTTTTATTTTTGTTAACGGGATATTTCCTGTTATTACTTTGTTGCCTTTAAAACCCATACTTTAATATAGGATTATTTATGCATATATCCAAATCTCTTCGTCTGTACCAACAAATATGTTACCTTTAGCATCGTATCTAGAAGCTACAGCGTTAGGATCAGTCCCACTACCTACTAATGCTGTTGCCATAAAAGCATCCGGTGTGTAAGCACTTGCATCGGCAGAGAATGAACTAGTTACTGCCCATCGGTTTGTTGCAGAATCAAATCCAAATAATTCTCCAACATCTTGAGTATCTTGCTGTACTACTAGACCTCCATCTCCTGCAGTATTAGAACCAGAAGCTAAAAGTAAGAACCTATCTGCTACTAGTAAGTTTTCTGTGTTTTGGAAAGAAGCTGTACCGAATACTGTTAAATCTCCAGATACTGTTAGGTCATTAGTAATAGTTACATCGTCTGGTAATCCAATAGTTACAGTTCCACCACCACCTATAGTTGTAAATGTATTAGTAGATAATTCTACTTCATTAGCCGTACCATTAAAAGTTACCCCTACATTACCTTGTGCTGCTGTTCCTGCAGATGTTCCGTAATCTACACTGAATTGACCACTAGTTGCTGATAATCCTGTACCGGCCTGGGCTGTAGCTAGATCTGTAAGTGATTCTTTTTTAGAACGGTTACTATCGTTGGCATCTATAAATGCAAATGAGTCATTTGCTACATCAATTGCTGCTGCAGAAAAATTATCTAGTGATGCAGATAATTGTGGGACAGGTCCTGTTAAGCTAGAGCCAACTAAACCTCCATTTGTAGCTAATGATATTTCTGTTATATCTCCATTGTTATCTGCTGCAATCGTAATTGAGCCGTCAGCGTTTGTAATACTAATTCCTGTACCTTGCGTTAAAGTAGCAACTTCTGGGCCTGATGTTCCTCCGATTAATAAAGAACCGTTAGTTGTCATTACCTTCGCTTCTAGAGTATCAGTGCCTGAGTCTTGAGAGACTATAACTGCTTTATCTGCAAAAGAAGAGGCGTTAGTACCGCCATTAGCTACTGGTAGAATGCCTGTAATTTGTGATGTTAGGTCTACTCCAGATAAGGTACCGCCTAGGGTTAACTCAGGGTTAACACTATCTAAGTCTGAAGATAGGGTAATGCCGTTAACATTTCCAGAACCTGATACAGACTGAACTGTTCCTGAACCTAGACCGGTTGCAGCGATAGTAATTGTACCGTCGCCTTCTGTAATAGTAATATTTGAACCTTCGGTAAGTGTTGCATTAACTGGATCTCCTGTTGTGCTTCCAACTACTACTTGACCTGCTGTAAGTCTTGGTAATGCAGTAATTGCTCCAGTACCGCTACCTAAAAGTACTCCACCATCGGTTAGTGTTGTTGCACCAGTTCCTCCGTTTGGAACTGTTAATGCTGTATCTAGAGTTAGTGAGTTTAGTTCTGCTTGAGAACCACTAACGACTACTTTTTTCCATTCTGCCATTGTTATGCTTTTTTAAATATATTAATAAATATCTAGATTATTGTAAACCTACCCATATAGAGCTCGAAGTAAAGTATATTCCTCCTAGTACTACAGTTGGAACATAGTTATTTTCATAAGCAAAAAATTGTGTAATACCTTCGTTGTTTACTTTTAAACTTTCTGTGCTACCAGATTTGATTAAAAAGGAATCTTCTATTGATGATTCTGATTTTACTACAAGGCTTCCTGTTATTTCAGATGAACCTTCTAATCTTACTTTATTTAATGCATCATTTACATTAATCTTAGTTCCATTACCGCTATCATCATAGTCGCCTAAAATTAAATCTAAATCACTGCCTGCTCTAGTACCGGTATAGGTAGCCCACTCAGTATAATCACTACCGCTTATAGAGCCAGAAGAGCTTCCTCCTATACCTACATTTCCATCAGCATCAATTACTAAGTTACTTCCTGATACTCCAGTCTGTAGGTTAGACAGTAGAAGAGTTTTAAGTTCAGCGTCAGACCCACTTATAAGTAATCTTTTATATGTTGTCCTACGATTTAATGCCATCTCGCTTAACTTCTCTTTAAATTACACTAATCTATCTATAGAACCTGTTGTTTCATATGAAAATTTAATAGCTGATTTTGAATAAAACTTATCCATATTAGCAATAGTAGTATTAATAGTATCAGGTACTATATGTCCCATTAAATTAATATTAAATGCGGTTTTTACTGTTCTATCTTGTCCTTTGTTTAGTTCTGTTGTTGTTGTGTATGTATCGATCATAGCTCTGAAGTTAAATCTTTCAGGATCTCCCCAATACGCATCAGATGCAAAATTTATAGACTCTATTATTTTATTCATCTGTTCTATATATTCCGTAAATACTATACAGGAGTATACTATATTAACGTAATCAGGTATTATGACTCCGTAAAGCTCTTTTACCGGTTCTCTATTATTTAATGCAGAAAACCTATCGTAAACATTTTTTCTAGAGAATTTTTTCTGAAAAATGCCAAAGTTATTAGGATTGTTAGCGTCTAGTTTGTTCCCTAGATTTCTATTCTTCTCTATTGACTCTCTTTTAAACATTATTAACGGAGTCTGTATCTTACCGTTTTTATCTCTGTAAAAACCGTCTTTTTGTACTGCTGCCCATCTTTCTGGTGAACCGTATAGTATTGGAACAGGTACTCTTTTACTATTTTGTAATACAGATGGTTTTATGACGTTATTAAAGTAGTATACTATCGTTTGATCTATGTCTCTAAGTCCGATAGAGAACTGTTTTACATCATCTCCTTTAACAGATCTTTGGTAACCTCTATTTTTCTTTAAATCATCGGGAGTAGGCTGTTTAGAAGCATTGTTATAAGTTTCTATAGAATCTTGAGACAGTTTAGACTGTCTTTTAGGTGTTATTTTTCTTTTCTCTGCCATCTTAACGTACTTTAGTTATTCCTACTCTATCTCCTCTTGTTAAATGACAGTCTACTATTATAGATACCGATGAACCGAAGTTAGATCCATATGATTCTATGTTGTAGCTCTTATCTCTACCTAAAAATAACTGGTTCTCTCTAACTGTATCTACTTCGTAATAGTCTTCATGCCATAATACTATATCTCCTACTTCAGGAACAGTATTAGCATCTACTAAATCCTCTCTTAAAAATGCAAAAGAGGCTTCTCTACCTAAATCAGGTCCAAATTCATCTACATCTATTACTTGGTCGCCTCTTGTAATCAAACAATTAAGTTTTACTGGGTTTAAAAACACTTTTTCTAAAGATTCCCCGTATATATTTGCTTGAGTATCGTTTAAAGATAGTTTATAATAGCCTATTTCTTGTTCTATTATATCTTTAAGCAATTCCCTGTTTATCCCTACTAAAAGGTTAAAATCTCTGTTAGATCCAAAAAGCATATATTATTTCTTCTTTTCTATTGTCTTTTCCGCAACTTCTACCTTTCTTACTTCAGGTATTCTTTTAATTGATGTGTTTTTGAAGGCTAAAAAAGCTTCTGATGGTGGTTTTGTTGTTAGCAGCTTTACTTTCATTACAGCAGTATTATTATCTCCATCATGAGATACTTGACTTACTGTTAATACTCCTGGCATTGCTCTTAACATTTCACCTACATCCTGCACTGTTATACTATCTGCATGTCCGATCCTTACCATTGCTTGGTATATCGAGAATTGTATTTCTGTTAGTATGTCTTTTAGTTTCATTATCCTATATATATTGTCATTGGAACGCTATTTAAAGTTTTTCCGATGTTTTCTGATTCATTTGCTCTACGTTCTAATTGTGAGCTACGAGATGTTTGGTCTAACATATCTCTTAAATTAGTTAGTAACGCTTCTTTTTCTGATCTAGCATCAGCTAATAAGTCTGCTTGATTTAATGTAGCTTCAGAACCTGGTACAGGTACTGTTTGATACTTACCTCTTACATATGCAAGGAGTTCTTTTGCTAATGCTAATGTATACCTAAATATCCACTGTCTTCCTACACTGTTGATCTGTAAGTAACTTGGATTATCGTAAGGAACTTCTCCAACATTAGTAATTAAAGTTGAACCATCAGAAAAACTTGCTGATTTCTTATCTGTTACTTTGTAATATTCAAATCTTAAATTACTTCCCCTTTTCGGTACCGGAAATATTGTTAGTTCGTTGTTAACTATTTGAAAAGAGTATGCTGATCTTCTTATCTGGTCGTTGAATTCTATACCTTGTATTTTTAAAACATCAAAAGAGGCTGGCATCAATAAGAAGTTAACTCCTGGACTATATGATCCGAAGTCAAAAGCATCCATTAGTGACTGTACTCCTGTTC